CAATACACGGGGTTCTACCGGGATATTGACCTCGGAGAGCCGACCAAGCTTATTGACGAGATTCAGCGCCGCAAGGATGACGCTGAAGGGTACGCACAGCTCGATGACGATCGGTATCAGCTCCTTGAAATCAGCATAGACCTCGACCTGCCCGGCTTTGAAGATACGGACGAAGAGGACGGTGAAGAGACAGGGATTGCACTGCCCTACATAGTGACCATCGACCGGGGAACGGAAGAAGTTCTCGCCATTCGGCGTAACTGGGACGAGCATGATCCGCTCAAGGAAAAGAAACAGCACTTCGTACAGTACACGTACATTCCGGGGTTTGGTGCCTACGGATACGGGCTGATTCACCTGCTGGGTGGGTCCGCGAAAAGCGCGACTTCGATTACTCGCCAGCTTGTGGATGCTGGCACACTGTCCAACCTTCCGGGCGGACTCAAGTCAAGGGGGCTCCGAATCAAGGGTGATGACACTCACATCATGCCCGGCGAATGGAGAGATGTGGACGTTCCTTCCTCCAACATCAAGGACAATATCCTCCCCCTCCCCTACAAGGAACCGAGCGCAACGCTGTTCCAGCTTCTGCAAAACGTAGTCGATGAAGGGCGCAAGCTGGCGGCAGTCAGCGATGTGAAGTTCGGTGAAGTCAATGGGGAAGCTCCGGTAGGCACCACGCTGGCGATTCTCGAGCGTGAGCTCAAGGTGATGAGTGCCGTTCAGGCGCGCGTCCATGCGTCCATGGCGCAGGAGTTCAAACTGATCGCGGGGCTCATCCGCGACTTCACCGCGCCGACCTATGACTACATGCCTGACTTCGGTGCCAAACCCACCGCGAAGAAGGAAGATTACGATCAGGTCGACATCATTCCGGTCAGTGATCCTAATGCCTCCACCATGGCGCAGCGGATCATTCAGTATCAGGCTGCGATTCAGCTTGCTCAGCAGTCTCCGCAAATCTATAACCTGCCGGTTCTTCACCGTCAGATGCTTGAAGTTATGGGTATCAAGGACGCGGATAAGATCGTTACGGTACCGGAAGACGACGAGAAGCCGACCGACCCAGTCACTGAGAACATGGAGATTCTCAAGCAAAAGCCCTGCAAGGCGTTCATCGAGCAGGACCACGAGTCGCATATCACCATCCACATGAGCATGATCAACGACCCGAAGGTCGCCGCGATCATGGGGCAAGATCCGAACGCTAACGCCATCAAGGCGGCGCTTATGGCCCATGTGCAGGAGCACGTAGGGTTCCGCTACCGTCAGGAGCTTCAGCAGCAGTTGGGTGTCAGCCTGCCGCCGCCGGATACACAGCTCAAACCGGAACTCGCTGCGCAGCTCGCGCAGCTCTCGGCACAGGCAGCACAGCAGCTTGTTCAGGCCAATCAGGCGCAGGCGCAGCAACAGCAGAATCAGCAGGCCGCGCAGGACCCCGTGGTTCAGATGCAGCAGAAGGAACTGCAGCTTAAAGAGCAAGAGATCAACGACAAGAAGTTCCTCGAACTCGAGAAACTGAAGACGCAGAAAGAAATTGCGATGATCAACAACGAGGCCAAGCTGCTCCTTCAGCATGAGGACGCGCAGGTCGAAGGGTTGTTCAAGGGCATGGACATGGCCATCCAGCAACAGAACGCAACACAAATGGCTCCGCCGCCGGGTGGACCCGGCCCGCAAACGCCTCCGCCGCCCGGCCCTCAAGGTCCGCAAGGAGGTCCACCTGCCCCACCACCGCCCGGTATGGCTGATGGCGGAAGCACCACAGACAAGATCAATCAATACGCACGGAAGGGCCAGTACGCGGTGGCTGATGCGCTAGGTATGGGTGATGCGACAAGGCACTCTACGGAAATGGCCGACCAGTATTACCCCGGTGAAGAGCACAATCTTCGCGGAGACGCATTGCGTCACCTGCTCTGGCAGGGAGAACTACAGCAGCAGTACGGAGATATTCCGGCGTCAATGGCTGGTTGGGCGCATGAGAAGCTTAGTTCTGACAGCCCTGCGGAAGAAGAAATGGATACGTTCAACAACGAGTTGGGGCGGCGTCTCGGATCAGAGACCGCCAACAAGGAAGAGCTGCTGGCACGAGCACGCGCCGCAGTGGATAAAGGCGAAGCACACACCATAGGGAAACCTAAAAAATGACTGGACTAGAAATCCTGCAGAAAGAATTGAACGAGCTCATTGAAGCTCGCAAAGACGCGATCGCCTTCGGGCACGCTGTTGACTACGCCGAGTATCGGCATCTCGTTGGGGTAATCACAGGTCTGACCTCAGCGCTGGAACGTGTAAAAGACCTGCGTAAGTACGAAGAGGAAATCTGATGTCTGTCGCTAACATCGACGCTGAAAAGACTCAAGAAAGTGCAGAGAAGCTGGCCGAACGTCTCCCTGAGCCAAAGGGATACAAGATGCTGGTGGTAAAGCCGGAAATCAACAAGACTACGGATGGCGGCATCGCTATCGCTGACATTACCGCCAAGCGCGAAGAAGCGGGGGCAGTCGTTGGTCTTGTCCTCAAACAAGGCGATATGTGCTACATGGACAAGGATAAGTTCCCCACGGGTCCGTGGTGCAAGGAAGGAGATTTTGTCCTCCTCCGCGCGTATTCTGGCTCCCGGTTCTCTGTAGATGGCAAAGAGTTCATCATCGTGAATGATGATCAGATTGAGGGTACTGTTGCTGATCCACGCGGTATCAACCGCGCATACTAAAGGTGATTTATGGCAAGAGAAGACGATTTAGACTTTTCCGATGACGAGGAAGTCCACGTAGTAGGGCGCAAGGTTCTCGCAGAGAACACTCGTGTAGCGCCTGAAGAAGATGAATACGAAGTCGTAGACGATACGCCTGAAGAAGATCAAGACCGCCCGCCTCTGGCGCTGGACGACGATGACTTAGATCAGGAAGAAGAGCAGGAGAGCTATTCAAAACGCGTCAAAAAGCGTATCGACCGGCTAACACACAAGATCAATGACGAGCGGCGCGAAAAAGAACGTCTCGCGCGCGAGCACGCGGAAGCCGTCAAAATTGCGCAGATGTTTTACAACCGCGCGCAGGAGCTTGAGCAGACCGTAACTTGGGGTTCAGGACGCCTGACTGAAGAAGCGACAAACCGGCTCGAGTACCAGCAGCAGATTGCTCAGGACAAGTATCGCAAGGCATTTGAAGCGGGCGATACAGATGGAGTCATTGATGCGCAGAATGAGCTCAACAAACTGGCTATCGAGCGTAGTCAGATTGGGCAATGGACACCACCTGCACCACAACCTCCACGAGCACCTTTACAACAGGAAAACAATCCTGTATATAACCAACCAGCACCTGTTCAGCCTCAGCAACCACCCGCAAGGGACTATAAGGCAGAAGCATGGTCAGCCCAGAATCCTTGGTTTGGCAAGGACGAAGAGATGACTGCATTCGCCTACGGGGTACATGAACGGCTAGTAAAATCCGGTGTCGATCCTACCTCTGACGAGTATTACGGCAAGGTGGACGCCCGCATGAGGGAGATGTTCCCTCAAAACTTTAACCAACGTACCAAGAAAGTAAGCACTGTAGCATCGGTTGGTAGAACCACCGCACCAAAAAAGACCGCAGTGACCAAATCTGAAGACGCACTTATTAAGCGACTCGGGATTAAGCCAGAGGCTTACCTTGCTGAGAAACGCAAACTGGAGCAACGCAATGGCTAATATCGACCGTTCGCTTAGACAGAATGAAACGCGAGAAAAAGAAGTTCGCATGGACTCTTGGAAACCCGCGCACGATCTTCCTGTGCCTAACCCCATTGATGGGTATGGCTTTCGCTGGATTCGAGTCGCCATGATGGGTAACCCCGATCCGGCTAATATGGCTCGCGCCAGACGCGAAGGCTGGGTGCCTTGTAAGGCTTCTGATCATCCAGAGATCAGCTCAGATTTTGCTGCGTTTGGTTTGGCTCCGACCCCTGACCTCATCGAGATCGGCGGTTTGGTGCTGTGCAAAGCACCAAAGGAATTGATTAATCAGCGCTATGCGTACTATGAGAACATGACTCAGAAGCAGACGCAGTCCGTAGACAACAATCTTTTCCGCGAAAATGATCCTAGGATGCCCCTCTTTAGAGAAGGGAAGTCCAAAGTGTCTTTTGGTAGCGGTTCCTAGTCTCTAGGGGCCGGTTCATTCAAAATTAGGAGTTTTATATGGCATATCCTAACGGTATCGGCCCCTCCGGTTTGGTTCCTGTTAACCTGATCGGTGGTCGTGTTTATAGCGGAGCGATTCGTGAAATTCCGATTGCATCTGGGTACGCTCAGAACATCGGCTATGGCGATTTCGTCACTTACACCACTGATGGCACCATCGTTCGTGTTGACACTGCTGCGGGTCAGAAAGCTGCTTTTGCAGCGGCTCCAGTTGGTATCTTCCTTGGATGTCAGTATTCACCGAGCACCGGCCTCAAGCAGCCGCTGTGGTCACAGTACTGGCCGACGGGCACCACGATCCTCACCGACAGCGCTAACACTAACTACGGTTATGGTTGGGCATACGTCTGTGAAGACCCCGATGCTGTCTTTGTAGCTACCGTTTCTAACGGTTCAGGCGCTCTGTACACCTCTAGCGCAGCTACTCAGGCTAACGTAGGCCAGAACATTGGCTACTACGTAAAGACGGGTCTGATTAACACCACGACTGGTGACAGCCTCGTGACTGTGGACCTCACCTCTGCAGCTACCACCAACACTCTGCCGCTGCGTATCGTTGACGTTGTCCGTTCTACGGCTCTGTCTGATGGTACCTACCAGCAGGTTCTGGTGAGCTTCAATGCAGGCTTCCACTTCTATCGTCAGGCCACTGGTATCTAAGGAGTAACTTAAATGGCTGCTATTTCACGCGCGCAATTACTTAAAGAGCTGCTCCCCGGCTTGAACGCCCTGTTCGGTCTGGAATATGAGCGGTATGGCGAGGAATACAAGGAGCTTTTCGAGACCGAAAGCTCTGAGCGTTCCTTTGAAGAAGAACAGAAGCTCTCTGGCTTCGGTGCTGCCCCGGTTAAGGCGGAAGGTTCAGCGATTGCGTATGACAATGCGCAGGAAGCATGGAACACCCGCTACACCCACGAAACCATCGCTCTCGGCTTCTCCCTGACGGAAGAAGCAATCGAAGATAACCTGTACGACTCACTGTCTGCTCGTTATACCAAGGCGCTGGCTCGTGCTATGGCTTACACCAAGGAAGTCAAGGCGGCTAACATTCTGAATAACGGCTTCAACTCGAACTACAAAGGTGGTGACGGTCAGGCTCTGTTCTCAAATGCTCACCCGCTGGTTTATGGTTCAACCATTTCCAACATTCCGACGACTGCAGCGGACCTGAACGAAACCTCACTTGAAAATGCGGTAATTCAGATCTCTCTGTGGACCGACGAACGTGGCCTGCTCATCGCAGCTAAGCCGAAGAAACTGATCATCCCGTCTGCACTGCAGTTCGTGGCGACCCGTATCCTCGAAACTGAACTGCGTGTTGGTACCTCCGACAACGACATCAACGCTCTGAAGAACAACGGCTCAATCCCGGGCGGCTGGACTGTCAACCACTGGTTGACCGACACCAATGCTTGGTTCTTGACCACCGACGTTCCGAATGGCCTCAAGCACTTTGTCCGTACCCCCTTGGCGACTTCAATGGACGCTGATTTTGATACGGGGAACGCTAGGTACAAGGCGAGAGAGCGCTACAGCTTTGGATGGTCCGATTTCCTCGGAGTATTCGGAAGTCCCGGAAGTTCCTGATTTATCAGGGTTTATCGGGAGAAAAGGGCCTTCGGGCCCTTTTCTTTTGCCCGCATGTTGACACAGCGTTCCTTCAGTGGTTTAATATCTTTACCAACCCGGAGGGCGCATGAAGAACGTAATTTACAAAATCCGAAACGTAGTCAACGACCACTACTACGTAGGCAGCACAGTCGACTCTCGCAAACGCTTTTGGGCGCATAGAAAAGCTCTTCGCTTAGGGAACCATGACTGCGTGCATTTGCAACGTGCATGGAACAAATATGGCGAGGACTGTTTTAAATTCGAAGTGCTAGAGACGCATAGCTCTAAAGACGAGTTGTACCCAGCGGAACAAAAATGGCTGGACGAGCATTTCGGTAAAGACTACTGCTACAACGTAGCTGCCCACGCCGACTCCCCTATGAGGGATGCGAGCCCAGAGATCCGGGCTAAATTAGCTGAAAAAACCAAAGCATGGCTTAAACGAGAGGGACACCCTCGGCAAGGCGTAGCACATACAGAAGAATCCCGCGCTCAGATGTCAGAGACGCGTAAAGGTAAAGCAGCAGGCGCAGACCACTACCGCTACGGTAAAACAGTTTCAGAGGAGACACGTAAAAAGATTGGCGATGCTCAACGTGGTAAACCTAAAGCGCCCGGGAGAACCATATCCGCTGAAGGCCGTGCCAAAATCCGTGCCGCAGCTGAGGCGGGGCACTACAGTCACTGGGAAGGTCGCACTCATTCGGAGGAGTCAAAGGAGAAGATGGGCCGCGCCGTCATAGCGACGGATCCTGCTGGTGTAGAGCATAGGTTTGCTACAATCACTCAGCTTCGAAAGGAGCTTGGGCTGACTCCACCCACGGTGGATAGGGCTTTAAAATCTGGCAACGCCCTGACAAAAGGCAAAGCCGAGGGGTGGAGTTTTAGATATACTGACTGAGGACTGGGAGATCCCGGTCGGGACAAGGGGGCTTCGGCCCCCTTTTCTTTTGTCTTGACACTGAAAAATAAGTAAGCTACAAAGGCTCAAATCTAGGGATTTTCTAATTGCCTGCTCGACCGCCCTAGCGGTACTCGCACAAGACGACAGGCGCATGTGCATGAGGTTATCATGGGATTCTCCACTTGGCTTGGCCCGATTCGCACGGGTACCGTAAAGGACACCACCGGAACCACCGCTGGTACTGTCGCTAACTGCGGCGTCGTCAGTCTTTCTCAGAACTCTGTTGTGTCTCCTGCTACTACCGCTGGCACGACCACGATCGGTTGGATTCCGGCAGGTTCTCAGATTCTCGGTATCGAACTCGACACCACCACGGCCTTCACCTTCACCGGAGGCACCACTCCAGCAGCCACCATTACGGTGGGTGATGGGACCACGGCAAATAAGTTTGTCACCACGACCACTGTGACTTCTGCAGGTCGGGCTTCACTGGCCACCACTGGCTCATACGCCAACTGGGTAAGTATCGGTTCTGTCGATATTCCGGTCGTGGTCACGCTGGCCTTCACCGGCTCACCTTCTTCTGTCAATGCAGGTGCATTGAACCTCACGGTGCGTTACGCTCAGAAGAACAGCGATGGCACTGCAGCTCCAGCCTCTGCCTAAGAGACTGGTAGCGATGGATGCGCAAAATATCATTAATATCACTGCAGCGGTCATCGGAGCAGTCATTGGTTGGTTTGTAAAAATCATGTGGGATTCTGTTAAAGAACTCCAGAAAGACGTGAAAGAAACCAACCAGTCTCTCCATGAGAACTACGTCCGTAAAGATGATTATCGAATCGACATGGCCGAAATAAAGGGTATGTTTAACCGGATCATGGACAAGTTGGACAACAAGGTGGACAAATGACACTGCCGTCCCGCGGTATTTCTCCAATTCAGCGTAAAGCTAGAGGAAATAAAATGGCTAAGAAATCAGGTATGCCTACTTTGGCAAAGAAAGAGTCTATGAAGGCTCGTGTAACCAAGCGCGCTCCCGCACTGAACGCTATGTCTTTGGGTGCGGCTAATGCTCCTATGCCTCCGGCAGCAGGTCTCCGTACCGCTGGCCCTATGGGTATGAAGTCTGGCGGTTCTTGTGGCACCAAGAAGATGGCTTGCGGTGGCAAGGCGATGAAGGGCTACTATAAAGGTGGTTCTGTCGATGGCTGCATCTCTAAGGGCCACACCAAAGGGAAGTTTGTCTGATGGCTGGGGGCGGCGGGCAGGGAGTTGATTTATCTCAGCTTCAGCAGAGCTTATCGGGCGGTGCGAATAGCCAGTCTGGCTATAACAACTTTGCCGCCCCCAACCAAAACTTCATGTCCTACCAAGGACAGGGTCAGCCGAACCAGCCACAGGGTATTACGCCCGGCACTCCGCCTCCGGCGTTTGGCGCGACTCCTCAAAATCAGAATTTTATGTCAGGTCCTGATGTGACAGGCAATATGCCCGGCGGCAACGAAGGTTTTGATGGTAGCGGCAGTGATGGCGGCGTAGGTGGTCAGCCCGCCCCGATGCAGAGTCCTCTGCAGCAAGGCAACAAACCTCTGGGTATGAGCCAGTTTCAGCAGCCGCAAGGACTGCAGATTCAAGGAAACCCTACTTCACAAGTAGTGCAGAGGCCCCAGCAGAGGTAAGCATGGCTAAGTCTCCCGCGTGGCAAAGAGCTGAAGGTAAAGACCCCAAGGGCGGTCTAAACGCCAAGGGTCGCGCCTCTGCCAAGAAGCAGGGCATGAACCTGAAACCCCCGGCCCCAAAGCCCAAGACAAAGGAAGACGCCGGAAGGAGAGCCTCCTTTTGCGCCCGAATGTCAGGTATGAAAAAGAAACTCACGAGCAGCAAGACTGCGAATGACCCAAATAGCCGCATCAACAAATCGTTGAAGGCGTGGAACTGCTGAGGTAACGACAATGACGATGCAATATGATGTAAAAGCCGCGCACATAAGTGTTTCTGGAATTATCCTAAGTGGGCGTGCGAGACTGAAGCAGTTTACATTTGCCGGTACGGGTGGTCAGAACGGTAGGCTCGTGGCTTTTGACTGCCTGTCAGCGCCAACCGCCGCTACTTATGCTCAGTCAGGCACAAACACTGTTACGGTAACTAGCACCGCGCACGGGTTGGCTACGGGGGCGACAGTGGGTATTTCATACGCGTCTACTACAGGCGGTTCCGCTACCGACGGCAATTACACTATTACGGTGACGGGGGCTAACACCTTCACGATTACCGATCCGAATAGCAACACGCTCAGCGGATCACCCCCTGCTTGTCAGTATGTTTCAGGCAGCAATCGCTGGATCACTACCTATGAAACTTTGACAGGATCTACGGCTACCTCAAGTGTGAATGTTCCCGGTGAAGGACTTTTGGCCGCTAACGGCATCTACGTCTACATGCTGAACATCGGTTTCGTAACCATCCATTACGGTTAAGCCATGACCACCTCCGGCGTCACAGATTGGAACCCGCAACTTGATGAGATCGTTGAGGAAGCCTAGATATGAGAGCAATAAATCCAGAAACGACCAGATATGCGTATGTGCACTGTCGTCCTGATGGGTCTATTTTTTATGTAGGCAAGGGTGCTATGCGCCGAGCAAAAAATCTTAGGGAACGGAATGAGTACCATAAGCGGGTCGTAGCTAAGCACGGTAAGGAAAACATTTTTATCGGAACCATAGAATGCTCATCTGATGCGATATCACTAGAGTTGGAACGGGGCATCATCAAGTGTCTCAAACGTTCTGGAGTTAAACTAACTAATTGCACGGATGGTGGCGAGAAGGGCACAGTTTTAACACCGGAGACATTAGAGAAGTTGTCCATAGCGGCAAAAAAACGCGGCGTATCAGCAGCCTGCCGAACCGCTACCGTAACCGCGAGAAAAGGAAAACCGCTACCAGAAGCGCACAGATTGAAAGTATCGCGGAGTATGCAAGGTAAAGTATTCTCTGAAGAGCATCGACGTAATATCAGCGCTTCCGCTAAGAAAAGAGGCATGTCTCCACAAATAACAGCCGCAGCCCACGCTAAGACCAGAGGCAGGGTGCAATCTGAAGAGGAGCGCGCAATGCGGAGCGCAGCGCTGTTAGAATCATGGCGCAGGCGTAAAGCGGAGGCAACAAATAATGGCGACTAGTGGAACAGCTAATTGGAACCCCCAGCTAGATGAAATTATTGAAGAAAGTTATGAAAGAGTTGGGGTCGAAATCCGCACGGGTTACCAAGCTCGTACCGCGCGACGAAGTCTCAACTATCTCATAACCGAGCTTGCTAACCACGGGTTGAATCTTTGGACTTACGAAGAAGCGGACATCCCGCTCACCCAAGGACAGTACATTTACGATCTTCCAGAAGACTGCGTAGACCTTGTTGATCAAGTGATTCGACAGAATCCGGGTAGCCAATACAACCAGACCGATTTAGTTATCCCACGTATAGCCCTGCCGACTTATGACGCGATCCCAAACAAGCTGTCGCAAGGACGCCCCGTACAGGTATGGGTAAACAGGCAGTCACCTATCCCGAAAATTTACTTGTGGCAAGTGCCCAATCAATCGGGCTACTCTTTTCATTATTGGTATCTGCGCCGCGTTCAAGACGCTGGGCAGTCAGGTGCTACAACGCAAGATGTACCTTTCCGTTTTTACGAAGCATTGACCGCGGGACTTTCGTATCATTTGGGTAGAAAACAACCGGATTTGGATATGAATAGACTGCAGATGCTGAAAGCGTCTTATGATGAAGCATTGCAGTTGGCAATGGATGAGGACAGAGATAAAAGTCCTGTGAGATTTGTTCCGATGGCTGGGTACTTGGGTGGTGGCTGGTAATGGCTACACGGTTCGCGAGTTATAAGCGGGCGTTCGGGTATTGCGATCTTTGTGGCCAGCGCTATGACCTCAAGGTGATGAAAAAGATCTATATTATGGGGAAACTCATTAACACCAAACGGTGTACTGAGTGTTGGGAAATTGACCATCCTCAGAATTGGGTCGGAATCATTGGTTCGCAGAAGGTTTCAAATGACCCGCAGGCTCTCCGTGAGCCTCGTCCTGACACGAACAGGAATGACTCTTGCGCTGACTTCGCTTTTAACCCTGTGGCTACCCAGCAGCTCACCACGTATCTGAACAATGTTAGAATTACGGCATTCACTTCGGTAGCTCCCGGCGCTGTGATTGTTCCTCCGCTTCCGGGTAACGCACTTCTCTAAGAGGTAACACGATGGCCAAGCATGATGATGTCGCTGAAGACAAGAAACTGATCAAGCAGACTGTTAAAAAGTCCGCTCTGAAGGGCATGAAAAAGGGCGGTGTAACCTCCCTCGACATGAAGAAGTATGGGCGCAACCTCGCTCGTGCTATGAATCAGAAGGGGTCTAGCCGTGGCAAGTAAAGAACATCAGGAAGGCTCTGCAGAGTACAAAGGAATAAAGTCTGTTCCGACTCCCAAGTCCTCTGGGTACCCGAACAATATCGCATCTACGCAGACTGTCAAGACTCGCGGCACAGGCGCGCAGACGAAAGGCACTAAGCACAGCACCAAGATGGGCTAAACATGTCATACGACATTACGACATACGCGGGGCTGGTAGAGGCAATACAAGCCTTTACTGAAGTTGATGAGGCGAGCTTCATCAGCAACATTCCTAACTTTGTTCAGGATGTAGAGCGGCTGGTTAATAACACCGTTGAGCTCCCCGCGTTTCGTAGGAATGTCACAGGCACAGCCACAGCTTCTTTTCCGTATCTGACGCTTCCGAGCGATTTTCTGTCCACGTTCTCCGTGGCAGTGATGAACTCTGGAGACACACAGGCGGACGGCTATCGGTACATGCTGAACAAGGATGTGAACTACATCCGCGAGTTCTTTCCCTTCCCCGGTGTTACCGGAACGCCGCAGTACTACGCACTGTTCGACAACAACACGTACATTCTTGGGCCTACGCCTGATGTGAACTACGACATCGAACTGCACTATTTTGCGTATCCGACTTCCATTGTGACCGCAGGGACTACGTGGTTGAGCACCAACTTCCCGAACGTATTGCTGTACGGCGCTCTGGTTGAGAGTTATATATTTTTGAAGGGCGAGGCTGATTTGATCCAAGCGTATCAGACCAAGTACGATCAGGCTATGGCTCTGTTGAAGCAGCTCGGTGACGGTAAGGATCGTCAGGATGAATACAGGACCGTGCAGGTCAGGGACAAGGTTGTATGATCACACAATGCCTGACATCGTCATTTAAGCTGGAACTCCTCGAAGGGATTCACAACTTCTCCCTTGTGGGTGGTGATACCTTTAAGATCGCCCTGTATACGAGCGCGGCTAACATCGACTCCACCACTACGGTCTATACGACTTCTGGGGAGACTACGGGTACGGGATACACCGCGGGTGGTGGCACGCTGACGGGTCTTGGGGTTACGCTCTCAGGCACTACGGCCTACACAAGCTGGCAGGATTTTACGTGGTCTAATTCCACGCTGACGACTGCGGGTGCGTTGATATACAATGCGTCTAAGGGTAACCGCTCCGTGGCGGTTCTGAATTTTGGTGGCTCCTACTCAACCAGCGCGGCCCCATTCACGGTAACTTTCCCGGCAAACAATAGCACCGCCGCGCCGGTTATCATTTACTGAGGTTAACATGAGTAACGAACTTTCAAATTTTGGTGACCACGCTGAAGTCTCTATGCAGGCCAACGCGGTTATTCCCGAAGGTATGGGCATCGAAGGTTCTTGGCACGTTGAGTGCCGAGACAAGGATGGCAACCTGAAGTGGACTGAAGAATTCCCTAATCTTGTCGTTGCCGCAGGTAAAGAACTCCTGCTCAATACGTTGCTTCGCACCTCGGGAACGTATACCACGGTAGGCCCGTTCTTGGGTCTGACTAAGGTCAGCCTGACCCCGGCAGCGACAGATACTATGGCCACGCTGGTTACGACCAATGCGGCTGAATTCACCAACTATACGGTGGGCGGCTCTGCGGTTCGCGGTACGGCGGTGTTTGCTGCGGCTACTTCTACGGGCACCACGCCTTCCAACGTGACTTCATCCACGGCTACGGCTATCACCTACACCATCACGGGCGCGGGCGGTACGGTCTACGGATGCTTCTTGGTCACGGGTACGGGTGCTGTGAACACTCAGAGCTCAACGGCTGGCGTTCTGTACTCCGAAGGCAATTTCAGTGTGGCTAAGACTACGACCGCTGGAGACACCGTCAGTTGCACGTACAGCACTAGCGCGACAAGTTGATCTGATAAACTAAGCGCACCAAGGGCGGCTGGAACCGCCCTGAAGTGCTTCACCAACAATCTGTTAGGGAGATTGAAGATGCGGAACGATCATATCATTGTTGAAAATGCCCAGCAATTATGGGACTACGATCCAGAGACAGGCAGAATTTACTGGAAAGAGCCGAAGTGTAATGGTGCTATAAAGGCGGGACAGGAAGCGGGGTCTACAACGACATCGGGTTATAGAGAGGTTAGAGTAGGCAGAAAGCCCGTTTTGGTCCACAGGGTAATCTGGTTTTTGTATTATGGTGAACTTCCTAGATGTCAGCTAGACCACATAAACAGAGATCGGGCGGACAACAGAGTTTGCAATTTACGGATAGCGTATAACAACGCTAGCGATAACAACCAAAATAGGGCGGTAGGAAAAAACAACACCTCTGGGTACAAAGGTGTTATATGGAACCCTAAGAACAGTAGATGGATAGTCCGACTTAAACATAAAGGGCGAAGCATGTATTTTGGGTCTTACCTCGATATCAAAGATGCCATAGCTGCTAGGAAAAGGGCAGAAGCAGAGCATTTTACTTTTATACATTCTCAGGAATAGGCCATGGCTTTCGTCCTTGCTGACCGTGTGCAGGAAAGTTCGACAACAGCGGGTACGGGAACACTTACCCTGTCGGGCGCGGTCACGGGGTACAAAACCTTCAGCACCGGAATCGGTAACGGGAACACCACCTATTACACGATCTTCGATTCCACTGCGAATGTCTGGGAAGTAGGACTCGGCACTGTCGGCGCCGGGACGCTATCGCGGGATACGGTCCTCTCCAATTCCTCCAATACGACCGCGCTGATTAGCTTCGCTGGTAACACAATCAATGTCTGGTGTGACTATCCTGCTACGCGCTCTGTCATTCAGGATGCAAGTCTTAACGGTACGGCTCCGCAGATCCGGGCTTCTAATGGCCTGTTGGTGACCGCTCAGACGGTCACGGCGAACTACACAATCGCATCAACGGATAACGCCATCTCTCCCGGCCCCATCGCGGTCGCTTCGGGGATTACGGTCACGGTCAGTTCAGGCTCAGTTTGGGTGGTGGTATGACGATTACGATCAACGGGACTACGGGTGTTACCTATCCTGCTGGCGGTACGGACAATGTCGCTGGATCTGGTGTGGGCACGACTGACTCTCAGACGCTGACGAATAAGACTTTAACTAGCCCAGCAATTACAGGAGCAACGCTTGGTGTAACTACTTTTAACGGTGGTGTAATCACTTCTGGTACGGCTCAAGCCACTACATCAGGAACGGCTGTAGGGTTTACTGGTATTCCAAGTTGGGTTAAGAGGATTACTATACAAAATAATGGCGTTGTCTCTAGTGGAGCGGCTCCTTTTATTCAGGTAGGCTCTGGAAGCTATGTAAGTACGGGGTACAATGCTGGATATGGATCTGGAGCTACGATAGTAAATACAACCAATGGAATTCTTTTTGGGGCAAGTGCGGCTTCATGGGGATCAATAACTTTTACTTTACAAAATTCAAGCACTAATACATGGGTTGCTGCTGGGAGTGTGTGGAACACGTCAATCCCATTTGCTTTTGTAATTGCTGGACAAATTGCTCTTTCTGGTACTCTAGACCGTATTCAAATTTCAGTATCTTCCGGTGCATTTACCGCTGGCTCAGTCAACATTCTTTACGAAGGCTAACCCATGTCCGGCAACATCAAGCTCAACACCCCCAGCAACGGATCGGTAACGATCTCAACGCCAGATACGGCCTCTGCTGTCACGGTCACTATCCCTGCGGCAACGGACACGGCTACGCTGAATACTCAAGCTCAGACGCTGACGAACAAGACGCTGACAGCGGCGGGGGCAAATTCAATCGAAGCCACATCAGGCCCAACGTCAACGCAGCTTGCTGGCAATAGAAACAAGATCATCAACGGCGCGATGATGATTGACCAGCGGAATGCTGGGGCGGCGGTTACTCCGGGTGCCGGCGGCACTTACATTCTTGATCGCTGGAGTTTTGCTGTATCACAGGCATCTAAAATTTCTGTTCAGCAAAATGCAGGATCAGTCACCCCACCAGCAGGGTTTTCTAAATATTTAGGTGTTACGTCTCTATCTGCGTATTCTGCTACGGCATCAGAATTTTTTGATTTTGGTCAATTAGTAGAGGGACTTAATTGCGCTGATTTGTCATGGGGAACCGCAAGCGCGAAATCCATTACTTTATCCTTTTTAGTTTATTCAAGTCTCACAGGAACATTTGGCGGTGCAATAACAAACGGTTCGTTTAACAGGTCGTACCCGTTTTCATACACGATTTCTTCCGCCAATACGTGGACAACTGTTTCAATCACTATTCCCGGTGACACTTCTGGTACTTGGCTTACTACAAATGGCATTGGACTTCTGTTAGTTTTTGACATTGGTTGTGGGTCAAATTATAGAGGCACAGCAAATGCTTGGGCTGCTGGAACATATTACGGTGTCACTGGAACACAATCTGTAGTCGGAACCAACGGCGCAACCTTCTACATCACCGGAGTCCAGCTAGAAAAAGGCGCTACGGCTACACCGTTTGAGAACCGTCTTTACGGCACTGAGTTGGCGTTGTGTCAGAGGTATTACGAATCAGACGTTATCCCGTTTTGGGTAAACGCTATTTGGGCGGCAGGTAGTTACACCGCAGCAGGTAATAATAGCGCCCAGTTTCATACGCCAAAACGGGCTGTACCCACAGTAGCTGTTACGTATACATACCTAGATAACGTATCTGGAGCCAGCATAGTCAGCACTTATTCCGGGGGATTTATTGCTACCTTAAACATAGTTGCTTACTCAACCTACCCGTATGCCCGAGCTTATATCTTTTACCAAGCATCGTGTGAGCTATGAAATACCAACAACAAAAAAATACTTCTCCGACTGAATCAGCGCCAGCGACTGGTGTGTTGCTTGTGGAGGACGACGGAAAGATTTGGCTAGTTCCATTCGACCCCGCCAACAGCGATCTCCAAACCTTCAAGCGAGAAGTCTCCGAAGGCGTCGAACTCCAAGACCCTGATGGGAATGTGATGACGCAGGAAGAAGTAGATGCGTTCCTTAAAACCATTCCGTAGGTAAAGCCATGTCGGTAGTTAAAAGTAACGCCCATCAAGTAGGGCAATCCGTAACGGCCACCAACAATTTCACCCTCTATCAGCCTGCATCCCCGGACGGCACGGTGCGCTTGGGTGTCGGTAACGCTGGAGCTACGACTGCTGATGTCATCACGGCTTCATCCTCCGCTGTTTCTTTTGGCGTACCGCTTGGGTTGCCTACTTGGACTACTGCGACTAGACCTGCGTCCCCTGCTACGGGAACTACGGGGTACAACACAGGGCAAAATACTATCGAGACTTGGAGCGGCGCTACTTGGTATGCTTCTTCAACCGCGCCTATTGTTTCAGCCTCTTATCTTATAGCCGCTGGTGGTGGTGGTGGTGCAAATCCGTTTATCACTGTTGACTCTGCTGGTGGCGGTGGCGGTGCTGGTGGCCTATTATCTGGAACAGCAAATCTCACTGTAGGAACGGTTTATTCAATCACTGTAGGGGCTGGAGGGGCCGGCAATACAGGGGTCGATCAGGGTGGATCAGGAGGAAACTCTGTTTTTAACTCGCTTACAGCCATAGGCGGTGGTGGTGGAGCTCGGCAAAGTCGAACTGGTGCTAATGGTGGATCTGGTGGAGGGGGGAATTTATCCGCTGGTGGCTCCGGTACTTCAGGACAAGGATTTGCTGGAGGTACTGGACAATCAACGACTTCTCTTCAGGCTGGTGGAGGTGGTGGCGCTGGCGCAGTTGGCTCCAACAGCGGCAACGATAACGGCATTGGTGGCAATGGCGGCATAGGCGTTGCATCATCAATAACGGGATCGTCCGTTTATTATGCTGGAGGTGGTGGTGGTGGTGGCTCTGTCACGGCAGGAACTGGAGGTTCTGGCGGCGGGGGCAATGCGTCAACGTCGACTACAGGAACTGCTGGAACAGTTAATACTGGAGGGGGCGCCGGAGGAAGCAGGGGTAATGTCACTGGTGCAAATGGTGGTTCAGGAGTGGTGATTCTTTCTGTTCCAACAGCGGCTTATTCCGGTACAACTACGGGATCACCAACAATCACAACATCCGGCTCAAACACCATCATCAAATTCACCTCCTCTGGGAGTTACACAGCATGAGTCATTTCGCAAAAGTCCTTGATGGCAAAGTTATCCAAGTTATTGTCGCTGAAGCGGGTTTTTTCGATACGTTCGTGGACTCTTCTCCGGGGCAGTGGATACAGACCTCATACAACACTCGCGGCAATGTTCACTATGGGCCTGACGGGCAGCCGGATGGCGGTGAAGCGCTGCGTGGTAACTATGCGGGGATTGGGTTCAATTACGATGCGTCCATTGACGCTTTCTACCCGCCGCAGCCCTATCCGAGCTGGGTGCTGAGTCCTCTTACACTGCTGTGGGAATCCCCGGTGCCTTATCCCGCTGACGGCAAACTCTACAAATGGGACGAGGCCACCACTTCTTGGGTTGAAGTAACCCCGTGAGCAACATCTACGCTTGGACGATCACCGCGATGGATTGTGTGCCGCAGGTAGACGGTCTGATGAATTATGTGGTGACCAGCCATTGGCTCTGCCAAGGCACGGATGGATCGTATACAGGCTCCGAGGCCAACACGGCAACCTTCGTCATTGATCCAAACAAGCCGGACTATATCCCCTACAACCAGCTCACCGAAGCCGAAGTTGTAGCGTGGACGCAGGCCGCGCTGGGGCCTGATATCATTCAAACTGTGTACGCATCTATCAACGCGCAGATTGAGACACAGGAGCATCCTGTAGTCGTGCAGCCGCCTCTACCTTGGAAGACAGGCTAAATGTTTGGTCGCTACGCCATATCGCAAGCACCGTTTGCTGGTCAATCGGGTAACTTCTACGCGCTCACGCGCAACGAGAACATAGGGCTTGCAGATTCATACGTAGCGACTTCGACCGCTTCGCTCTCGGTCACTGAGACCATCACCGTAAACGACACCAACGCGCAGCAGGACGTTTTCTACTTCGGGAACGTGGATGCGGTCTTCTCTACGATTGACATCGAGACGGTCAACTCGGCTTTCCTGCAGTCTTTAACGGAGCCCGTCACTCTGACGGATACCCAAACCGCGTCCGCGGCTTTCCCCGTTTCTCGTACCGAGAACGTCACACTTGCCGACTCCAGCACGCAGGTTTCTGCATTCAACCAATCGCAGACGGAAAACATCACTCTGGCGGACACCTTCTCATTCACAGGTGTGCTGTACTTTGGTATCACGGAAGCGTTTACTTCCAAGGACACGCCGACCATCACGGCGCAGTACCCGCAGTCCATAACAGAGAGCATCAATCTCGCGGACACCATCACTATCACCGCGCAGTTCAAAGGGTCGGTAACGGAAGCGCTGGCTTCACTCGATGCCTATCAAGCGGGTGTTGTGGTGTTGTTCACCATCAACGAGAATACGAGCCTTGCGGATTCGAGCGTGGCCAATTCAGGGTTTACGTTCCATCAGTATGAGGTTTTCAACGCGCTAGACACGCCGACGATCACAGCCCAGTTTGTTGTTGCTGAGAATGAAGCCTTTGCGATCAATACGCACCTAGAACTTCACGGCTGGATTAAGATCCCCGACCATCAGAACGCAAACTGGCAGGCGATCAATGATACTCAGACCGCGAATTGGACTCCTGTAGACGATGCCCAGACGCCAAATTGGGTAAACATTTTTGACAAACAATAGGTGACACCATGAACCCAATCGTACTTTTTCTTCTCAAGCAGGTTGTTGATCTCATTCTTGGCTCCGACGTTTTTGAACGCGTGCTGGCTGCTGTAGAGCGCTGGGCGGATAAAGAAATCTCCGGCCTTGAAAAGAAACAGGGCGTTCTTGCTGAACTTGAAATCATCGGGTTGAACCTGACCAAGTCCGGTGCCAACTTCGCAGTAGAAGCTGCGGTACAGTATCTGAAGGCCAAAGCATGAGCCTGAAAGACGACCTTAATCTTTCTACGGACACGGGGACTAACATCCTCGCGGTACTTGCCCCGGTGCTGACCTATGTGCTCTCTATGCCGGAAGGAACGGCAAAGCAAATTCTGGTGGGGCTATGTGTCACTGCGATCTCCGTCAACCTCTATCTCATCAAGGGGAGCAAGGGGCAGGCCGTTCAGGGGGTAGATAGTTCCAAACCTTTGGAAGAGATTTTGAAGGAAGGCCGGGAATGATTCGCTTATTGGGTTTTTTGCTCCTCTCTGGGTGCGTCAGCGCGCCTGTAGCACCGAACCTGAAACTGCCCGAGCAGAACTGTCCGAAGCTGGATATAAAGCCCGTACCGCAGAAAGCCTATCTCGACATTCAAGGCGACAAGATTGTCTACGATGCTGGCGGGGAGCAGTTATTGCGGGGTTATGTAGCTTGCCGGGCTGCGCTACGGTAACGAACTACCTTAATTGCACACCCTCCGGGCAGTTGATCTACTTGAGCTTTGACAAAGGACTGATTGCGGGAGCATCGTGCCGATATGACATTGACGGAAACTTAGATGGACATAGGACGCAAGGGCGAAGATCTGATCAAGAGCTTTGAAAGCTGCAAGCTGACCGCGTACCGGGATCAGCGAGGCATTTGGACATGCGGCTGGGGCGCTACAGGCCCCGATATTTCTGCGCGAACACATTGGACGCAGGACCAAGCCGATGCTCGTTTCGATAAGGACATTGAGATCAGAGTGAAACAGCTTAATGATTTTTTAGACGGCGCGCCTACGACGCAGGACCAATTCGATGCTTTGTTATCTCTAGGGTACAATATCGGCATGGGAGCGCTCAAAGGCTCTACAGCGCTTAGGAAACACATTATCGGTGATCATGCGGGAGCAGCTAATGCCATCCTCATGTGGAACAAAACTAACGGACAACCTAACAAGGGTTTAACCAGACGCCGCGAAGCGGAACGCAAGCTCTATTTGAGCGAGGATTAACAGATGTCATCAACTTATTCTTCCAACCTGCGTTTCGAGCTCATCGGTAACGGTGAACAGGCCAATACGTGGGGCACCACAACCGACACCAACATCGGTACGCTGATCGAGGAATCCATTGCGGGACTTGTATCGGTGGATGTCACCGCAGCGAACGTCACGTTGATTTCTCTGAACGGAGCGTCTGACCAAGCTAGACAGATGATCATCAACGTAACGGGTACGCCTAGCGCACCGCGTGTAGTTTTTGCCCCGACAACGTCAAAAGTTTATATCGTCTCCAACAACTCCACACAGGATGTGGATATTCAAACGACGGCTTTGGGCGACTCTTATACAGTCATGCCCGGTTTAGCTGCGATTGTCTATTCAGACGGGACCAACTTTTACTCGGCATCAGGCGACGCACTGCCAACTACGGGCGGCACGATCACAGGTAATCTTGAAGTCGATGGTACGCTGACGCGCGGTGGGTACACAGTCCTCAATGCAAGCAACTTCAATTCGTATGCCCCCACTAATTTGGGTGTAGGCGCCTCGGGCACTTGGGGGATCAGTATCTCGGGAACCGCGGGATATGCCATCTATCCTTCTGGCGGTGGAACTTTCATCACCTCATCTAACATTGGAAGCCAAAGTGTTAGCAGCGCAAGTAGCGCGACCAATGCGACCAACGTCGTCTCAGGCGGTAATGTCACCACGACCAGCGTGGGTGTAGGAACCGCGGCCTCAGGTTCTTCAGGCGACGTTCGAGCAACGGGCAATGTGACCGCATACTACACTTCAGACTCACGCCTCAAAAACGACCAGAAGAAGATCACCAGCCCGCTAGACAAGGTTAAGTCTCTCGACGGAATAGAGTTCAACTGGAACGATGAGTTCCTGCGCCGTAATGGCGGCGAAGATAAGTTCTTCCTACGTAAGCATGATGTGGGTGTGATCGCTCAACAGGTGCAGAAAGTCGTACCCGAAGCGGTAGCGCAGAAGCCTGATGGTTTCCTTGGCGTGCAGTACGACAAACTCATTCCACTGCTGATCGAAGCCATTAAAGAACTCTCCACCAAGATCGAGGAACTGGAGGCCCGCTAATGACGATGAATAGCTCAGGGCCGATCTCTCTTGGCGGCTCCGTCACCGGGCAGTCCATCAATCTTGAGATCCTACAGACTGCTACGACTCAGGTCTCTTTAAACGACTCAAAAGTTCGCACGCTGGCCCAAGTTCCGTCCGGGCAGATCACAATGCCCGCCAATTTCTGGGGTAAAAAATACGCAGCAAATAGCGCCTACTATTTTATGATGGGCGGCGGTGGGAATAGCGCGGGCGCGGGCGGCGGTCAGATGATCGGGCAAAATACGGG